AGGCGACGTTAATCGCCCTGATCGTCATCTGTTTAACCGTCATAGTGACGGCACTGGTAACGAGGAAAGACCTCTGCGAGGTACGAATCCGAACCGGCCAGACGGAGGTCGCTGTTTTCACAGTCTACGAACCTGAGGAGTAAGAGTGACCTGGGCGGGGTACTGATCCCATCCCCGCCCACCTCTGATGTGTCAGGCATCCTCAATGCACCCGCACTTAACCCGCTTCGGCGGGGTTTGTTTTTTCCTGGCATTCTGGTTTACAATTCGCACGTCAGCCTGAACAACTGGCACCTGCTGCGTCACCGGAGATCCCGATGGCGCACGATACCAGATTGCACAATTCTGCCGACCTTGCCAGCAGGCATGGGCGGCGTTCTCACACATTCAAATCTGACTGGTTCCAGCATGACCCGTGCACTGAAGAACAGGCCGAATGGCTGATTCAGTGCTACCGCAGACGTGGTTACGAGTTTCAGAAAGATCTCAGCTTCGATCGTCGTCACTGGATAATCTCCGTCAGGCTCCCTTATTCCGAACGCCCACCGCGTTCATCCCGCACATACCAGCAACGTATCTGGAGGTAACGTGCGGGTATTACTTCGACCTGTTCTGGTACCGGAACTCGGGCTGGTGGTCCTTAAGCCGGGCCGTGAATCCATGCCGGTATTTCACAATCCCCGTGTGCTGGTGGAGCCTGAACCGAAAAGCATGAGTGGCCAGCCATCCGGGATCGTTCCTGTCGTTCGCCAGCCGCTGGCTGAGGATAAATCATTACTGCCATTTTTCAGCGATGAGCGGGTGATCCGTGCTGCTGGCGGTGCTGGTGCACTGCCTGACTGGTTATTACGTCACGTGAAATCCTGTCAGTGGCCTCATGGTGATTATCATCACAGCGAAACCGTCATTCACCGTTACGGTACCGGCGCGATGGTGTTGTGCTGGCACTGCGACAACCAGTTGCGGGAGCAGACATCTGATTCACTGGAGCAACTTGCTCAGCAGAATCTGGCAGCCTGGATGATTGATGTCATACGTCACGCAATGAATGGCACACAGGAGCGGGAACTGTCGCTGGCCGAATTATCCTGGTGGGCGGTCTGCAATCAGGTGGCTGATGCGCTTCCGGAGTCTGTATTGCGTCGTTCGCTGGGATTACCGGTGGAAAAAATCCGCTCCGTATACCGTGAGAGTGACATCATTCCGGGAGCGCAGACCTCCACCAGCATACTGAAACAGCGCACAAAAAATATTACGCTACCGCCTCATACCCACCAGCAACAGACCCTACCACAGGAAAAGACGTTAGTAAGCATCGCCGTTGATCCGGAGTCTCCGGCTCAGTACCTCCAGCGCCAGAAACCACAACGGGAAGAGATGCCCGTATACACGCGCTGGGTAAAAACGCAGAAATGCATGACGTGTGGCAATCAGGCAGATGATCCGCATCACATCATTGGTCATGGACTGGGAGGGATGGGAACAAAGGCTGACGATTTGTTTGTTATTCCGTTGTGCCGTAAATGCCATAACGAACTGCATGCCGGAGTAAAAGATTTTGAAGAGAAACACGGCAGTCAGCTGTTGTTGCTGATTCGTTTTTTAATGCACGCGAGAAATTCGGGTGTTCTGAAGTGGAAAGCATAAATGACCGAACGCATAGAATTTGTTTTGCCTTACCCGCCAACGGTGAACACTTACTGGCGACGTCGTGACCTGGACAACATTCTGAAAGCGCCACTGGATGCGCTGACGCATGCAGGACTACTTATCGACGACGAGCAGTTTGATGAAATTAATATTGTGCGCGGTCTGCCTGTTCCTGGCGGACGGCTTGGTGTGAAAATTTACGAAATAACGCATGGCGGGCAGGCAAAAGAATGAAACTGGAAGATTTACCAAAATACTATTCCCCAAAATCACCGGGTCTGACGGATGCATCGGCCTCAACGTCAAAAGATGCGCTGAGTATCACTGATGTGATGGCAGCGCAGGGCATGACACAGAATCGGGCTGAGATGGGGTTTTCTGCGTTCCTTGGGAAAATGGGCATTAGTATGAATGACAGAGAGCGGGCAACAGAATTGCTGACAGAATATGCACTCAGTCGGTGTGATCGCGTGGCGGCGTTAAGAAAACTCCCGGCAGAAATAAAACCGGCAGTGATGCGTATTATGGCTTCGTATGCGTTTGAAGATTATGCCCGTAGCGCGGCGAGCAAAAAACAGTGCCCCTGCTGTCACGGAAAAAAATTTATTGAAAGCGAGGTTTTTACAAACAAGATCCAGTATCCGGATGGTAAGCCGCCAGTGTGGGCAAAGTGCACAAAAGGCGTGTATCCGTCTTACTGGGAGGAATGGAAAAAAGTCAGGGAGGTGGTAAAAGTTGCCTGTCCGGAGTGTGGAGGGAAGGGAGAGGTATCCACTGCCTGTAAAGATTGTCGTGGGCGCGGTGTTGCCATTCATCGTGAAGAGTCGGAAAAACAGGGTGTGCCGGTTTTCAGAAACTGTCAGCGTTGTGGTGGGCGTGGCTATGAAAGATTACCTTCAACGGAGGCATTTAATGCCATATGTAATGTAACCGATGCCATATCTCTTGATACATGGAAAAAAACAGTTAAACGTTTTTACGATACGCTGGTGGTGCAGTTTGATATTGAAGAAGCATGGGCAGAACAACAACTGAAAAAGGTGACCAGATAGCTTTGTTGATTTTTCCCGAATCTGTGGTAAATTTGCCCTAACGATGGGCGTTTTATGCCTGACGTTAGAAGATTTTTACACCCGTCGCCAGGCGGGTTTTTTTATGACTGAAATCACGCCAGTACATAAAATGTGCAGGTGGTTATTAATACCGGTCTTTCAGCTTGCTGGCTTTTTTGACAAGAGTTATTGGTGTGTCACGTTAACCGGAAAAGGGAAAAAGACATGCTGAAACAGCAGGATATGACCGAAACCGCCAGAGTGGTGTTTAATGAATTAAGCGTCACCGAACCGGCGACAGTCGGGGAGATTGCGCAGAATACTTACCTTTCACGCGAACGCTGCCAGTTAATACTGACCCAGCTTGTTATGGCGGGTCTGGCAGACTATCAGTTCGGTTGTTACAGACGCCTTCAGTCATGAAGGCTTTTTTATTTGTGGTAAATGGGCGGCTGGTGGGTGTTAGGGGCACTCACCAGCCATCTGCTCATGCGTCTGGATCACAAGCAAACCTCAGGCCCACTGCTTTGCGCAAAAGCAGAATGAGCCTATCAGAGACAGGCTTAATGATCCATGTTTAATACTGTAAAAATATCCAGTTGTGAGTTGATCAACGCTGACTGCCTGGAATTTATCCGGTCGTTACCCGAAAATTCTGTTGACCTGATAGTCACGGACCCGCCGTCCTTTAAAGTGAAGCCTGAGGGCTGGGATAACCAGTGGAAGGGCGACGATGATTACCTGAAATGGCTGGACCAGTGTCTGGCGCAGTTCTGGCGGGTGCTGAAACCTGCCGGAAGTCTTTACCTGTTCTGTGGCCATCGCCTGGCATCTGACATTGAAATCATGATGCGAGAACGCTTCAGTGTGCTGAACCATATTATCTGGGCGAAGCCGTCCGGACGCTGGAACGGGTGCAACAAGGAAAGCCTGAGGGCGTATTTCCCCGCCACAGAGCGCATTCTGTTCGCGGAACATTATCAGGGGCCGTATCGTCCGAAAGATGCCGGGTATGAGGCGAAGGGCAGGGCACTGAAACAGCATGTGATGACACCGCTGATTGCTTACTTTCGTGATGCGCGTGCTGCCCTGGGGATAACGGCAAAACAGATTGCTGATGCCACAGGAAAGAAAAACATGGTGTCGCACTGGTTCAGTGCCAGTCAGTGGCAGTTACCGAACGAAAGCGATTATCTGAAATTACAGGTGCTGTTTGCCCGGGTGGCAGAAGAGAAGCATCAGCGGGGTGAACTGGAAAAGCCCCACCACCAGCTGCTGGAGACGTATACTTCACTGAACCGGCAGTATGCGGAACTGCAGAGTGAATATAAGCATCTGCGGCGGTATTTTGGCGTGACGGCGCAGATGCCGTACACGGATGTGTGGACGCATAAACCGGTGCAGTACTATCCCGGGAAACATCCGTGCGAAAAACCGGCAGAAATGCTGCAGCAGATAATCAGCGCGAGCAGTCGTCCGGGTGACCTGGTTGCAGATTTTTTCATGGGGTCGGGTTCGACAGTCAAAGCCGCGATGGCGCTGGGGCGGCGTGCAACTGGCGTTGAGCTGGAGACTGAACGTTTTGAGCAGACGGTCAGAGAAGTTCAGGATTTAGTCAGTCAGAACGGATGATATTGCAGGATTAGTTACGTACCGTTATTATCCTGCGCCCGGCCCTTTAGCTCAGTGGTGAGAGCGAGCGACTCATAATCGCCAGGTCGCTGGTTCAAATCCAGCAAGGGCCACCATATCACATACCGCCATTAGCTCATCGGGATAGAGCGCCAGCCTTCGAAGCTGGCTGCGCGGGGTTCGAGTCCTCGATGGCGGTCCATTATCTGCATTATGCGTTGTTGGTTCTGATGAGTGAATCATTGTCTTTTGAGCAACAGGCTATCATATAAGATAGCCTCAGACTTCCTTGTTTATTCTCGCCGGATGCTTCGTAGATATTTGCAGGCATCTGTATGCAGGGGTATTATTGCGGCATATATCATCCGGAAAAATAAAAACTACATGCTGATCCGGAGATGATAGTTACAAGTCCTCCCGGATCCCGCATATTTACTATATTTTATAGATAATTGTTCTTGTTAATATGGAGATGGATAAATGTATTGCCGTGCTGTACCGGTTCTTGTTTTGATATTAGCCAGTCTGACAACTGGCTGCACAAAAGATGTATCGACAAATAATCATGATGCTTCTCTGTATCACTCAGATAAATTAATAAAGTCGCAAAATTTGAGCTCATCGGAACGTACCCCTGATGCCAGTGAAGAAATCCGGCAGTATGCCATTCAGGTCAGGAAAGCCATAGAAGAACAGTTAAAGGATGCGAGTAAGTATTCAGGAAAAGAGTGTTCACTGAGAATGTATATGGCCCCGAATGGTCTTCTGCTACAGGTTAAAAGAGAAAGCGGTGATCCCGATTTATGTCGTGAAGCGATGAATGCAGTAAAGAATGCTGATATACCATCACCACCGTCTTCAGGAGTATATAAAGCATTTAGAAATGGCGTGCTGGATTTTAAACTCTGACAGGGGGAGAAGATTTTCTCCTGTCCTGATGATTTTGGGGCGCTGGAAAGATATTGTGCTGTGAAGTGTTAAATCCCTCACAATTCAGTAAGTTGACAGTTGCCTGTCAGACTGAGCATTTGTTAAAAAAATTTCGCATGGTGAATCCCCCTGTGCGGAGGGGCGACTGGTGAACGGTATGATCTCTTTGATGATCGTAAGCGAGAATACGCGGGTTTGGTGTCACCGGGCTGAACTCACCGGGAGGCACCCGGCACCATGCTCATGGTGATACAGAAATGCGGCTTCAGCCCCTCTCCGGAGGGGCTTTCTTATGGACAAAAAAAGCCCGCGCTGGGAGACGCGGGCGGCAAGGAATAAACAATAAAACGTGAAGTAATACTTCAACTGGCGAATAATACCCGACAGTAATCACTCTGCGCAATAGCGTGGCCTTTTTCGAATTGCGGGCTGTAGTCTCCCTTCTGCCGGGTGTCCTGGTTGCAGATTTCTTCATGGGGTAGGGTTCGGCAGTTAAAGCAGCGATGGCGCTGGGGCGTCGTGCAACTGGCGTTGAGCTGGATACCGGGCGTTTTGAACAGACTGCGCAGGAAATCAGGGATGTATTTAGCGGGAGCGCTTTGCAGAAGTAATCTCCCAAAATGCCATTTTTGGAATATACTGGTATTAAGTCTTTTTGCTCAGGTTAATTCAAAATGGATGTTGCCTGCTCTGTGGTCCTGATTCGCTATCCGATAGATATTTTT